GAACCCAAGTATCACCACCCCATCCTTGTTCAGGAAACGCAGTTAAATCACCTATAGAAACAGTTGCACCTACACCAGATACTGCAACTGTGGGACTATTACTTTCACCCCAAGGTTCTTCACCCCATTCAGCTCTACCCCAGCCCTGTTCAGAAGATGCTGTCAGTGTACCAATTGCAGAAGTTAAACTTAAACCTGTAAGAACAGCAGTGTCATCGTTAAGTTCTCCCCACTCACCATTACTCCAAGTGTCAGCTCCCCATCCTCTATCAGGTGAAGCAATTAAATCTCCTACGTTTGATGTAGAACTTTGTCCAGTTAAAAAAACTGTAGCTGTATTTTCACCCCAGTCTTCAAGACCCCAAGTATCTCTACCCCAACCTTGAGAAGGAAAAGCTACAACTGATCCTAGTGATGAAGTTGCAGAAGAGCCACTTACAGCAACAGTAGTTGTGTTTTGTTGACCATAGTCTCCTTGGTTCCAAGATAATGCACCCCATGTAGTTTGAGTAACATCAATAGCACCTCCCATTCCAATGCCATGAACATAACAATAATAATAAAAATCTGTAGATGATGCTGGTGTTATTTCAACATACCTTGTAGTTGCAGCATTAAAAGATGTGGTATTTGAATATGAAGCTTGGTTAGAAGCACCATCTAAATAATAAGTTACACCAGACGAAATAATATTACCGCCTGGATCTGAAGTGTTTGTTGTAAATAATAATGGATGAAAATTATTTGAAGAGTCGCTTTGATCAAAACGAAGAGTAGCGCCTTCTACCCATTCAAGGGCCATGTCACGTACTCCATCTAAATAAAATACGTTTCCTGTCCCACCTGAAATGTAGAGGGTTCCGCTGGCGACGGTTACTGTGTACGTCTTGTCAGCCATAAGGATGTACTCCTTATGCTATTCTAACTATAGCTGTTGTCGCTGCTGCTGCTGGGAATTGCACTGTGAAAGTTCCAGAAGAAACTGTTTTGTCTCCTCCAAAAGCTACCGCACAAACTGCAGGGTCTCCTGTTGCAGTGTCGTTATAGATTAAACATCCGTTTGCTGTGAAAGATGCAGAAGTAAAACTTATATCTGCAAAGTCACAAACCGCAGTTGATGAGTCTAAAACAGGTGTAACACTTGTAAGTGCTTTTCCACCCGCTGTGTAAGCTGACCCGGATGTATTAGTTATTTCATCTGATGTTGAATATGCAGTTGTACCTGCTCCTAAAGTTGCAGAACTTGTGTAGAGTGCAAGTTTGAAAGAATTTCCAGTAGTTGCCGTAAAATTATGAACAGCTTTTAGAATCTCTACTTTGAAGCTATTGCATATTGCCGATGTTATTGCCATAATTTTTTCTCCTCAATTTACGGAGACGGTGACTTGACTGGTATTCTAACTGTTCCGTCAGTATAATCGTCTCGTCTTCGTCTTCCAATTTGCATTCCTGCAAACTGTTGTATAGCATTTTTATATTTATTTTCATACAATGTCAACATCTCTATTGGACCTTTTAAATAGCCATACGCTTCTACCAAACAAGCATATAGTAGACCCTGTGGAAAGTACTTACTAATGTATGTACCAGAGGTTTCACTCTCTAATCCGAGAGGTACCATGTTGTAATAAATTCTAAATATGTAGTTTGCATCTGGTGTGGGAGCAATATACATGCCTCCAGAAGTAGTGCTTGAATCACCTGTTGCACCTCCAAACATCGCATAATATTTAGGAAAACCTGTTACTGAATTAGCTGTATCTGTAGGAGATTGAATCTCTCCTGATGGACCAAATTTTCTATCTACATATTCTGAAAGATACGTTTGGTCTTTTTTCTCTAACCATGTCCCATTACCTTCACTATTTGTAGTAGAATTAAATACCTCTACTCCTCTAACAAATAACGTACCTGTAGCTCCTTTTGTGCCTTTACCAGGGACATTTATTGTATTATCATTAGCAGCAAGTGTTCCTTCTGAAACATATCTACCAGAGTCCATAGGAAGTTCTGAATAAATTCTAAATTCTGCATTTTCTATAAATCTATTTAATATAGCATCAGTAAAAACACCGCTATCTACTTCGGTATAGTTTCTAATATCTGTTTGTAAGTTTGCTAAGTTGTATCCAGCCATATTTAACTCCTATCATTTATAGGTCCAATTGTACAATTAAAACCACCTCCTGTTGCTGTCCCAGTAGCTGCGCTCTCTAAAGTTACTGTAAAACCCGTTTGCACAGTTTTAAAAGCTGCATTTCCCTGACTATCATTATATCCCGCTGGTTCTTGTCTAGTTAAAAGCGATGCTATTTTGAATCCGCCAAAAACTTTAGCCCCAGATTTATGAGATGTAGCTGTAGTTTTCTTTGGAGTAATTCCTCTAAAAGGAGCTGATGTCCCTCTTACACATCCTGTTAAATCAATTCCTGAAATTCCTGTATACTCAACAACTTCATTTTCAAAAATTCCAGTAGTGCTGTTTACTTTTTCAATTACGATAAACCCACTTGAAGGCATGTCTGTAGTATAATCTAATGTTATTGTAGTTGCACTATCAGTTATATCTCCCTGCAAAACCATTCCAGATACTTGTATTGTATTTTTATCAACTCCACCTATAACTGTTTCTTTAATATCTCTAAACCTTACAATATCATTAACGTGCATAGCTCCGTTTGGAAATGAAACTGTTAAAGTTGTATTTGATGCAGTCGTAAAAGGATTGTTTGGTAAAAAATCCTCTGTTGGAAATTCTGTTCTTGCAGGTCTAGCTCTTTGTAAAGCTTGAGGATCTGCCATTGTAGGCTTTGGTTCTAACTGTGGTTGTTTTGGTTCAAATTCTGAAATGTGAACAAAAGCTCCGTTCCATTCTCTAACCATTTCATTGTATGGAAAAGCTAAACCTGATCTATCAGATATTGCTAATGCATATTTACCTTGAGAAAATACAGCCATTAGCTAATCCCCGGATAGTATACTTTTGGTGAAATATATGTAGAGTTAGAAGAACCGTCTTCATCTTCTGCTCTTAGTAACTCATCTTCATATAAAAGTTTTAATTCTTGCACTCTTTGTGGAGCATATTTAACTGCAAGATAGTAAGATAAACCCGCGATCATACAAGGAATAAATCTGTAAGGCACGTCTGTTGCATTAGTATATGCACCTACATCATCAATTCTTTTTGTATAATAAAAATTTATAAAATCTCCAGCTTGTGAACTACCTGGAGTTAAATATAAAGTCATGGTAACTTTATCAATAAATCTTTGAACCCAGTATTGAGTTGGCAATCCTTTATCAGTTTTATTTGAAAAACCTTGATATTGCGATCTGCTAAGTTTTGTCATTGGAGTATCAATGTTTGTTGAAGAATCTCTAAAATTAGCTTCTTGAATATCTGTCATTCCATTTGGAAATTGTGTAACAGTATCTCCTGATGTGTGAGTAGCAGCAGTGCTACCATTAATTCCTCGAGTACACCCTGTTAAATTTAAACTTGATATTCCAGTATAAGAAATTTGTTCGCTATTAATTGTAATAGTCCCGCCAGTTGTTGGCATTCCTGTAACAGAAGCTACGCCGATGGTCGTAACAGACGCGTTTATTCCTGCAGATAATGTTGTTGTAATACCATTTGAAAGACCATCAGACGGGGATCTAAAAAAAGTATAAACAGCTTGACCATCAACTAACGTAACATTTTGGTTTTTTACTTCCCAAAATTGTAAACCTCTGTTACCCCATTCTGAAAATAAAATATTTAAAGATCTCTTGGCAGTTTTTAATTGATACCCAGAAACCCCCTGCATTCCAATACGCTCGTATGCATCTTCAATAATTTCATCTATGCTTAGGTGCTTATCAAAAACATAAGAACCCGAGGTAACATTAGCCACTCAGACCTCCTATCCAGCTGTTAAATTTGGACCAGAATATTTGTCTGTTAATAAAGTGTAAGCAGCAACATTTGTTTTAGTTTTACAAAAAATTCCTTTTGGAAATAAAATTCCATCTTCAGGAAAATTAAAATTAATTACATCACCTGTTGGAACATCTGCAAGAAATAAAGTTGCTCCTGAGTTTGATGTAGTTGTAAGTTCTAAAACACCTGCACCACCACCATCAGACGCAATAATTATACCTCTTAACCTTACTGGTGGAGTTATAATTGCAGATGTACCTGCAGCAGCATCAGATCTAGTAGCTTGTATATCATTTTTAAACGACATTTGTTTCTCCTTAAAATTAACATGTGGGGCCGAAGCCCCACACTAATTAATTATTATGCGCTTACGCCTGTTCCAGCCACTCTAGATTGGAACGTGTTAAAGTAATCAACCACTAAGTGATTAGCGTTTGTACCTTTGTGTGCAATCATCATATTAATTTCTAACGCAATATCATCTGGTACAGTTGTAGCAGCTTGAACTCCTACAGGGTTTCCATTTAAATATAACGTATATTGATTTGAAGTAACTCCTAACGCACTTCCAGCAGGTTGATATACAAAACCTAATCTAACTGAATTAGTTGGTTTAGCTTGAACCGTTGCTGTTTGTGTAGGGACAGTTGAATCTTCAAAAGTAAAAGTAGATCCACCTGCAGAACTTAACATATCAAAAGATACACCTGCTCCATTTTTTCTAGAAATGAATTGTATTGTAGTTGTATCTTGTAGGTGTGAGAATCCAATACCATCAGTTGGTAAAGTATCAGAATCTACATAACCATCCTGAGCAAAACCGACAAAAATATTTGCGTCACTTACATCTGTTACTGCGATGCTAGTTTCAAAATACCATTTGTTAGTTGATAAGTATTGCCAAACCTCTGGGCCTGCAACACCTTGGATTTCACCAGCTGCAGGAGCATTATCTCCTTGTCTTAACCATCCACCAGCATATTGTGCTAGTTGAAAGTCAGATCCACCTGTTGATGTGACTGACCAATCACTTGCGTTGTAGATTGTAAAGTCATTTTGATACGCTTCTTCTTGTTCGTATCCACCTGTAATAAGAGGTTGTTTGATTCCACTAAATACAGAAGAACCTCCATCTTTTCCTACTACGTTAGTAACTCCATTTTTAAAATGTGTTGTCATATAATCAGCGCCTCCTTTGCGCCAGTTATTTTCACTAAGAAGAAAATAACCAATTTATAACTTAGTTCTTAGTGTGACTTTTATACAATAGTTTTTAGTAGAGCGCAAGAGAGCCTGCAGTGTGGATTGGATTTTTCCAACGATGTAGCTTTTTATTAAGTAGCTACAGAAACTTGTGGAGCAGCGTCTTCCACCTTATTTAACAGATGCTCTTTTTTAGCCTCTGCTAATTTTATATGGCTAATTACTTCTCTGACTCTTCGGTCAATCTTAACCATGTTGAGAGTATATCTACCCTCTTTAAGATGCTCCTGCTCCCATTCTAGGTCCAGACCCTTTTTCTTCGTGTAAAGGTCGTTTAGATGTTGTTGCATCTCCATCGATAACCTCCTCATAGGTTATTCTATTTACTCTTGGATCCATCATTTCTCCAAGATGTTCCCATTTTATATCACCTTTTCCCAATCTGTCAACAATAGAATTTTCTATATCTAAAGGACCATCTAGACAAGTAACAGTAAAATCTGCGTGATATTGATAGGCATTAATTTGAACTCTGAATTTTTTAGGGTGCATTTTTCCTTTCTATTTTGTGATTGTGGCGGGATTGTGTCCCGCCACAAAAATTTAAATATTAAGCACCTGGTGATGCAAATATACCTCTAGGGTCAGATACACCAAATACGTATCTTTCTCTAGCTTTGTATCTTACGTTACCAGTATCGAAGTCACCTTCCATTTTTGTAGTCAATGGAGCTCTTTCAAAATGCTTCATACCATTTGGCACATCTGTGATTAGATAGAACGCATCAGTGTCAGTTAAGAAATTGTTAACCACATATCCTTGTGGAACCATTCCCATAGATCTGATTGCATTGATATCATTATCAGCAGTTCCAACTCTACCTGCAGACTTCATAAGTCTTTCAGCAGTAAATTGTAATGCAGATGGAATGATCATCTTCTGCGCTCTAGCAGCGATTTTTAAACCTCTTTCATCAGTAAGCGCTGCAATGTCAATCATTGATTGCTCTAATGAAGTTTCGTTTAAGTCCGCAGCTGTTGCCAATGTATTACTGAAAGTTCCAGCAATAGTTGGGTGAGCTGTATTGAAAAGAGTTACACCGTCACCTGAGTTAAAACTTCCTCCAGGTAGACCATTATTAAGTGGGTTAACTGCTTTTACTTGTTTTGTTTGAGCCATAGATCTTGCTAAAGCTTTTGTGTATCTAGAAGCAAGTCTGTCATACAGGTTGTCCTCAATTGCTTCCTCAGTGATCGCAAACGCTAACGCAATTGTTTCGTTTGTGTATCTTGCTGTGAAAGTTTCTTGAGCTTGATCGTATCTTACACCAGAACCTTCCGGTTTAACTGATGCTTGAGCGAATCCTGATAACATAACTTCTTCTTCAAAAGCTCTGTCAGATGACTCAGTAGTATAAATTTCAGCTGACTGATTTTCATACTGTTTGTATTCCAGGCCAAATAGTGCATTTAAACCTGGCTCTAGTTCTTTAACTAGTTGATTACGTGATATAGCCATGATTATAAACCTCCTATTATATCCCTGCTAC